TACTTCAGTGCTTCTATACTATCAACACCCAATTCTTGAAGGTTTCGTGTGAAGATAGATTGGTTTAATTTATCCTGCGCAGTATCTTCATAAACAGGTCCCATCCAACGCCATAAAACAGTTCTATCGCCATCAGGAGCAAGACCTAATACACCATCAGGAATATCTCCTGTCTCCAATGCAATATCAATTGCCTGCTGTAATTTTCTTTCATATCTTGCTTTACCTTTACTATATTTTTCTTGTAATTTCTCATCTGCTGGATCTTCAGGTGGAACTGGATATTTGATACCAGAAACGAAAGCCATTGACTTTCTAAATATCTGTTCTTCTTGGAAAAGAATTAATTCAAAACACTTACAAACACCATAGGTATATAACTGTAAACATTTCTTTTTAGCCGTCGCACTAACACGTCCGTAAGCAGATTTTATTTCAGTAGCAGTTACATTCGTAATACTTAAATCATCAATACCACCTAACGCTAAACGTAACTCACTTCTTAACTGTTCCGCATAACGAGCTTGGTCCGTACTGACAGCATTAGGAGTTATAAAACCTACCCTATCGGAAGGTTCCAAGTTAGCGATAACTCTAGGTACTCGCATACCTGAACCAGGTTTACCAATGTAACCAGAAGGTTGGCGCGAAGAAGGATCTTGTTTATAAGTAGAACTAAATAAATTTAGATCAGAAGTAAAACCAGATTGACTAGAAATACTTGGTCTTTGTGCAGTATCGTCGGTATTGTTTTCGACAATATCTTGTTTAGGTCGTGAAGATAAAAGAGTTGGATTACCAAAGAAAGATAAATTAGCTCTAATATTTTTAACCATTTCATCGTGAGCAATGATCTGATTAGATAACCACTCAAATTCACCCGTACCATCAGTACCAAAAGCATCAGGATTATTAAAGACTTCTACACATGGAATAAACTCCATGGTGTTTTCTACTGTCTTTTTATTAAATCCACTAAAGTCAACTGTTTCTTGATCAAAAGTTATCTCTTTTTCACTATGTATCTCTTCAATCTCAAACGCAGTTATACGTAAACGCATATAACGTTTATCTGTATTCAAACCTACGTTGTTATTAAAACCTTTTTTTGAACGAACTTTATAAGGATAGATTATGATTACTTCTTCTAAATCACCTTCTGGTGTGTAATAGCTTCTATAAGAATCTTTATCAAACCAATAAATACGATATGTCTTCTTTGTGGGTCTTATATAAAAAAGACCTTTCCCATAAGCTAAAAAACGATCCCAAATAGAATCAAGACGCGCATCTAACTTATTGAATTTAATAACCTGTTGTATAAAATCAAATCTTTGCGTACCAAAATTATCTTGATGAGGAAAAAATTCAACTCCTTGCCTTATCCCAAACATCTTCATTTGAGATAAATGGGCATTCACCAGCATGGTGTCTGCCGTTCCTGTTCCATCTCGATCTATAACCGATTTTACGATGGAATCCAATGCAGATTTACTATTGCTTTCGCTCATTGTTTTAATTAATTCTATTCTTCAATGTCATAACCAGCGTGAAGTCGTTTGAGTGTGATTATCTCATCCTCAACTTCAACTTCAAACCTCTCATTAGGTTGGATTGATAAATCATGGCATAGTTCATCGGGAAGTGGAATTACCACAGAACCGTAAGCATCTTGCTCAATCTCTAACGTGTGATAGGTAATAGACATTGTGAGTTGTTCTTTCCAGTTTAAATCGTCAATACTCTAACTCTAGTTTTCCTCTGGTCATTAAACCATTACATAGCCAAACTAGAGCATCAACACAGTCATCATGGGAACTTACACCGAAGTTAACGATCTCATCCTTTAATGGTCCAAACCTCCTATATTTATTAAAAATGATCTTTCTCTGTTCAAAAAGACCCATAATACCTCTAAAACGAGCAACTTTATCGCCTCTAAAACCTTTAACTGCATGCCAAAGAACATTGTAAAGACCATGGTCTCCTTGACATATTCTTTTGAAATCTGCTTCCAAAGATGCTTGATACGCAACAGCTTCTGACCAAACATGTATAGAACTACCTGTCGGAAAATAGTTGTCTTTATCTTTATGAACTACACCCCATTCTTCTAGCATCTCCATTAGTGCCTCTAACTTTTCTAAATTACCCATTATCCGTAACCGTTTACAATCAATAATATGAATTTTGTCTTTTATACGGCCACCCATTACAAAAACAGTAAAATCGTTTTGTTCTCGAACACCTGCTGATAAATCAACTCCTATTCCCATTGCGTCAAACTGAGTTGCTATATTCCCTTTAACAATTAAATCAGGTGATAAAGATAACTCACTAGTTTGTACTATTTGATTTTGATACTGAAAACTAAAAGCAACAGGAGCCTGTCTTCTTCTATCACGTAAATACTCTAAAGACCACATATCAGGCCAATAAGAAACTTCTTCTCCTTCGCTATCTACAGTGATTGCTGATTGGACAATCTGAACCCAATCGTTAGCTGGTGTAAAAGTACTGTTATGAATATCATCATGTCTAAAACGTGTTCCTAAACAAATAGCTCTACCACCTTCAAACATAGTGGGGACAATAACTGAATTCCAGTTATCTTCCATTGCTTGACGAATATCTCTATTTTTAATATCATCAGCACTTTTTATAGCATCATCAATAATACAAAGATGTGAACGTTTTGATGTCACAGCACCTTTAAGTCCTGCACAACACACAGTAAATTCTTCTTCACCAGTTGACTTGATACCTGCAAATTTCCAATCAATACTCCAATATTCATTAGAATTTATACCTTTAGCAATCTTTACTCTGGGAAAAATTTCACGATAAGTTTTACTTTCATCGATGATTCTTTTAATAGCTGCACTCTTAGGTCTCGCAACATCAACTGTGTAAGAAATATAGAGAACTTTTAATGGTTGTTTATTAAGAGCATGTACACCAACTGTCCAAGCTGTATATAAACCAAGAATTGTTGATTTAGCACTACCTCTAGGTGCCAAAATATCAATATTTGGCCCACCAATACCTACAAGACATTCGCTATCTTTACCTGTACATAAATAACGATGCCACTCACGGTGATGAGCAGCTGGTGGTTTATCTCCTACAACATCACAGAAATAAGCAAAATCTTTTCGTGCTCGTTCTACATCAACACTAGAAGTTTTTTTTACAACTTGTTGTTTAGCGGCTGCTCGTGCAGTTCGACGATAGACGCTGTAAATACTTGTTCCTGCCATGCACGTAGCATAGCGGAAGAATCTTTAACTTTCTTCTTGCAATATTTTTGTCCAAACTCCCATTGATGCTTCTTGCAATGGACCTTCTATTGGATCATCACGAAAAATAGTTAACATCTCACGTAAAGCTCTATCTGCACCAGCAAGAATTAATCCTTGTTTATCCATTAATACTTTCTCATCTCCTATTTGTTTAATTGCACCACGTAATTCTTTTTGTAGCATCGCGATACGTGCAGTTCCCATATCTTGTTTAACCATTCCCATATCAATTGCATCTCGTAATTTAGAAATATCTTGCTGCATTGCATCTATTTCAGACTCTAATAGCTCATTAAAATTACGTTTTTTAAATTTCTTTTTAGACCATTCATAACAATCCACAATGCTTCCTTTACAACCAAGGAAACGCGCGAATAAATAAATTTGTATTGGTGAAGTTGCTTGTTTGCAAAAAGCTAAAAAGGATTCACGGTCTTTTGCAGTTAATCCGTTAATCCATTTAATCATGCGCGATAGGCACTTTGAGCTTGCCCGTAATCTCTTGCTTCTTTATAGCGTCTAAACATCTCTTGTTGCAACCCTGTCTTTCGAGTTTCTCTACCTGTTTTACCTATTGTTGCTCGATCTTCCTGTCCACCAACTCTTTGCTCAAGAGTTCTTGTTTGTCTCTGCTCTTGCCCACCAACTCTTTGTTCAAGAGTTCTTGTTGCTCTTTGCTCTTGACCTGTTTTACCTATTGTTGCTCTTTGCTCTTCTCCTTCAACTCTACGTGTACCTCTTGTCTGAGCACCAGTTTCTGCAATCCTTGCTCTATCTTCCTGACCACCTATTCGTTGTTGTAACGAAGTTGTAGCTCTTTGCTCCTGACCGCCGACTCTTAATCTAGCTTCTTCAGTAGCTCTAGTTTCCTGACCAGCAGTACGTAATCCCATTCGTTCTTCAAAACCTCTGGTCCTAATACCTGCTCTTTCTTCCTGTCCTGTAACCCTAGCAGTTGCTCGTGTTTGAGCACCCCCTTCAGCTATACCTGCACGTTGCTCTTGTCCTGTAACCCTAGCGGTACCACGGGTTTGAGCACCAGTTTCTGCAATCCTTGCTCTATCTTCCTGACCTCTTACTCTCTCGGTACCACGGGTTTGAGCTCCTGTTTCTGCAATTCTTCCTCTATCCTCCTGTCCTCGAACTCTTTCAGTTGCACGAGTTTGTAATCCTGTCTCAGCAATACGTGCTCTATCTTCTTGTCCTAGTACTCTGTAACCAGCACGTTGCTCTTGACCTCCGACTCTTTGACTAGCACGGTTTTGTTCTCCCATCGTCATATAGTTATATCTCGTCTCTAATCCAGCAGCCTGAGCTCTTCTAATATCCTGATTCGCATAAGCGGTTGCATTTGCTCTATCTAAACGAGCAGCTAACTCCATGTTATATGCTTTCTGCTGCTGAGTTATCTCAGCTAATGCAAGTTGAGACTGGAAAGATTGATCAGGTATGGCAGTCCAATCTATATCACCAAACCAATCATTTGCACTCCCTGTTTCCCCTGCTTCTGCAGTACTTAAATCTGCAGCAGAAGTAGTTGCCGCTGTTCTATATGCTGCTTGATTGGTAGCAGTATTGTTCGTTCCACTTCTACTAGAGCCCATAATGTTTCTACAACCTCCTAATAGTTTAAAGTCACTAAATAATCAACCAAATTTACGTTCACCACCTGGGGCAGCCATTGCAGCAGCAGCAAGTGCTAAATTCGCCATGCTATTACGTAAATTAGCTTCAGAAGTAGCAGCGGTATTCATGCGGTTCTGAGCAGCAGATTTTAAATTTGACTGGGCAGATGGCATTAACTCTGCAATATTCCTACCTAAAGTTGCATAACCAATATTTCTCGGCATGTATTGATCATATGTATTTAAACTTTGGTTTAAAGCTTGGTTATAAGCCATTTGATTTAAATTTTGTAGATTTGAGAAATTATTATTTAAATAAGAAGTTGCTGCTAATTGTGAAAGTGGGCTAGGCACTGCAGAACCTAACATTGGATTCATCATATTTGCATTATTTAATGCAGAATTATAAGCCGATAAATTAAAGTTAGTTTCAGGATTCCACGCCATGTTGTGGTAGGCACCTCCTGTTTTTTTCCGTTTATCAAAATCAGTTCTAAACCCTATTAAACCAGAAACAGCATCTCCTATACCTGCAATAACTCTAGGTATTCCAATAGGAGCTGAAGTATCTACTAATTTACCTCCTTCTACTTGAAAACCTTCAGGAACTTTCTCTGTTTCATAAAAATCACTTAAGTCAATATCTCGTCTAGCAGTAGCAGTATCCATTCCTATAAAGCTAGGCATAGGTTGTGGATTTCTTATCTGCTGTATAGTTTGCAGAGCACCTAAAACTTTATTGATATCCATATTACATGTAATTGTAAGAAGAGGTAATAGCGTTACCTGCCTGCTGAGCACCAGTCTGACCCATGTTTAAACCAGCTAACTGTGCGTTAGCAAGAAGCTGAGCATTAGTAGCTATATTCTGTCTAATTCCTGCAGCAGCCATAGCTCTTTCAAACTCATCTTTCTTAGCTTGCTCAGAGAATTTACGTACCGTAGGTAATGTAACGTTCATAGCGTCTCTCATTGCTTCTGCATTCTTCTGAATCATTAGACGTCTAGCAGATTCAGCACCTGCAGGATTAACAACATCATAAGGATTATTTAAAAGTGGGTTTATTCCTCCATACTGACCCATTCCTGGGGGTACTGCAGGACCCATGATTGGTTCCCCAGTAACAGCGTTATACCCGATTATTCCTGACGCACTATTTACCATCCCACCACCAAGACCACCAGCTGTATTTTGAATTCCTCTATTTAATAATGCATTAGTAGCTAAACCCGTACCAACTGGAACTGCAGCTTGAGCAATCTTTGAAGCTACAACACCTGTCATTGGATTAGCTGGACTACCTATTAAACCAGCAGCTAAATTTCCTGCTCCAGGTATTAATCCTTTTGTTACAGTACCCATACCATAACCAAGAGAAGCACCAGTAAGTCCACCCGTAATAGTTCCACCTATATCACCTCGCATTAAAGAAGGAAGAGCACCAGCAACACCACTTGCTGTCATACCTGCAACATTAGGATTACTAATTATTTTTTGTAAGTATGGCATCAAGCTGCCTGCCATGCGTACTGCACCTACTGCCATTCTTCTTCTCTCGAAATATTGTATATACTGCTTATTTTAATTCGACTCTACTTAGGAGATTTAGTTAGCTGTATTAATCAAGGAAACCACCTATGCCACCAAGAACAGCTCCTAGT